TTATTACTTTATACGCTTCTTCTGCTTGTGTTATATACACATTACAAGTAAACCTAGGCTCTAATCCGCCTTTACCATCTGACACTAGCTCATCGCAGTATCTAGCAATCTGGTATAAAGAGAATTTGTCTATATCTGACTCAAGTAAAAACTCGCCTAATCCATAATCAGGGTTTGTTAGAATATCATAAAATATCCAAGCAGGATTATTAGTGTAAACTTTTCCGAAGTTTACATTAGCAGGAGAAAGAGAGTAATCTCCTCTTAGCTGTCCCGTCCAAGGTACATAACTACCTGTGTCGACTCCTGAAGAATTTCTAGTATATTTTGCTATTCCAGTAGAAGACTCCTCTCTAGGAATATAGTTAGAGGGTACTTTAACGAGTTTACCATATATATGATAAGCTCGAGTAGGTACACTTTGAAAATCTTCTGCAGAATAACTAATAATGCTATGAGCGGAAGTTGGGTAATTAAATTTATCTTCAATAATACAGTCAAAAGAGTCTAAAGTTGCTGTTAGGCTGACGTTTTCAGAGAATGCATAAGATTTAGCATCTTCTGGGCTTAGCCTTCTAACCTCTATAGACCAGGAGCTAAACGGTTGAAATTTTTTCAAATCAACGTCAAAAGTAGCTACAAAAGGGGGATTATTTCCCTTTTTTCTTATAATACCTGTGTTGCCTCCCGCTATACGAACACCTGCAGTCCCGTTCGAAAGTGCATTTGCATAAGACTTTATAGCAATTCTTTTATAGTTACTTGTAATAGTTCCTGTATTCCAGTTGGGAACGTTGTCTAAAAAATTAGTACCGCCATAATCTTTTCCGTGTACCAAAACTGCTTGTTCAGGGTCATTTTCTGTTGTTTTATACTTCAGAACAATTTGAAACTCAGCAAAAGCCATCTCATCTTGGCCCTTCTCGCTACCAACGTGGCGTAGACCTCCAGGAAACTTTATGTTAACTCTTACTCTATCTATTTCCTGTGCGCTGTTTTGGGGTAAACTTAAACTCCCAGAAGTCAAAGCTCCTGCAGCAGGGCTCTGACTGCCAGACCCGTAGCCCGTAGTTACGCCCGATACAAGTTTCAGTGCTTGTCCTGAAGCAATAACAAAATTAGCTGTTTGTGCTCCGCCCCTAGGACTATTTGTTGATATACCATTTCTAGTACCTTTGTATACTTGGGCAGAAACATTATCATAGGCTAACTCTCCTAAGTCTTGATTCTCTGCTGATATAACACCTACTCCAGATAAGGTAACTTTTGCTGCCGTAACAGAAGTTGATACAGCAGTTTGTAATGTTGCTGTATTAGCATTAGCCACCGCAGTAACTTTTACAAGATCATCTATAGTTACTGCAGCCCCGGAAGCCACAGTGGTACTAACGGGAGGAAAAATCTGAGCACTAGTAGTGGAGTTTACTGTGATTATAATGCCAGAGTACTCTGCTCCATTGAGCCCCGCTCCAGCTATACGTATCCTATGGGCCGCAGTACTTAAGTAATTTAAAGGGCTACCCGTAACCTCTGTGGCATGCTTGTTTAAGAAACAAGAACTGGCGGTTGTTATTCTATTAGTGCCTGGAAAAATCTGGGCACTAGTAGTCGAAGAGGGGCCCGCTCCTTTTATCTGTAAATATCTATCACCATCAGATAAACTAACACCACTAAATAATCCAGCAGCATCTGTTACTGAAGTACCCGAAACTGAAGCTATCCCTGACTTACCTAACAAGTTTCTAGAACTGTCAGGCAATAATGCTGTACCGTTTAAATACACACTATTTAATCCGTTAACAAGACCCCCAATTTCACCTGCAGCTATTAGGTCTACTACTGTTGCGTGCTGATTTTCATATGTATATGCCATTCTCTACTCCTATGTAGTATCTAACTTAGACCTACGTGGCCGACGTCTATTCTTGTACTATTATTGTATCCTGTTCTGGGCTGTCCGTTATAAGAAAAGCTTATGGGGGCTCCACCTACTATTAACTCTCCATATGCTACAGGTACGGGAAGACCTTGTGCTATGGTATTAGCAGGCCCATCGAAAAGATAGGACTCAGGAGTTCCTTCATCACTTTCTGGGCCGGGAGCTAGCAGTTGAGTTATACCTGTTAAAGCTAAGTTTAGTGCTACTGTTAGAGCTACTTTTCCTAGTGCCGTTGCTCCAACAGCATAACTAGTACTAGTTACACCTGTAGCTGAAGTCGCTGTAGTTCCAAATAAAGTAAGGCCGCCAGTTGCAAAAGCAAGTGCCACGATTGCCACCGCCGCTAGTATTTTTTGTCCTCCGGATTTAGAGCCGGAGGGAACTTCTGTTATAATAATGTCTTCATTATTTAAAGATAAGAAAAGCTCTTCTTCGGTCTCTAAACACTCTCCTGCTCTTTCTATTTCGTAGCCTACTCCAGCGTTTGCAGCTTCAATTAAATGATTACGAAAACCTGGAGTCTGACAATCTATTAACTTAAAAATATCCCTTATATTAGTACAGTCTGTCTCCCAGACTTCTCCATACCGTGATATGCTTCCATTTAGATAAACTTTTTGCATCTTACTATCCTTGATATATGCTTGCCCCATCCTGAGTGCAAAGACTCTCTACAGGAGAGGCGGTTAATTGCGTGATGCATAAATACGTCTTCTCCTGTATAAATTCCGCAATGATTGGGCACATGGCAGAATACTTTAAAAATAAGTACATCTCCTACCTCAGGAGAATCTACTTCTACAAATCCATACGAATCGAATAAATCATCAAAGTAATTAAATCCTTTGTCCCACCAGTCGTCTTCAAAAACTATAGACGGAAGGGCTAGATCGTATGTCTGTTTATAGTAATCTCGTACTAAAGAGTAGCAATCTTGCTCTCCAAATGTATAATCTCTTCCTAGTAAAGGTTTACTTTCTGTTTCGGGAGTATGTACATATTTATCTATTTCGGGTAGTGAGTAGATAATGTAGGGTATCTGTAAAAAATTACTAGCTTTTATATCGCTATCGCTAGGAGAAGAGGATGCGTCGGGGTGACTATGAATTATAGCGTGTATTGTTCCCGATAAGCTTGCCCTTAAATACTCCTTAGAATCTATTACGAAGTCTTCTAGGGGGTTTTCTGCTACATTTGTACACATCTCCCAATACAGCTTTCCTTTCCTATTTACTAATAAGCCGCACCCTTCTTCTGGATAAACTTCAAATAAATCATTAATTATCTCTTTATCTCTTTTGTCTAACACCTGGGAAGCCTCCGAAAGGTAGTACTATGGTTGCATTAGTATTTGCCGAAACTGCTCCGGAAATAGTTGAGTGATTCAGTGCATGAAATCTTAGTGAGCAAGATTTCAAAGATTTACCACAAATATCACCTTCTGTCCAATTTGCTCCCTCTTTTACAGTATCATGTGCTCCGCCTACCTGAGTAAACTTACCTATTCTCCATAATTTGCCAGATTTAAGTACAAAATTATTATATCTAGTATCCCTATACCCGTAGTAAGTAGTGGATTCAGAGTAGGAAGAATAGACTCGTACTCTACGCCACAGTGCAGGTAAGAGGTCTGCTGGAGCGGTATTACCGTTTGCCATAGCTTGCCAGTAGTTTGTTACTGTAACAGTTGTGGGTGCTGCAGATTTATTTAACTGCACTTGTGTTTCCGTCGCACTGTAGTATCCGTGTTTTAATGCTGTTCCTGAGTAGGCTGTAAAGGATGAGGAAGGTACAATATATTCATCAAATCTATTCATAAAAAGATTACCTCCTCCAGTTGCTATAATATTCTGGTCCCAATCGCAACCTCCTCTTTTATCTTGTGCTGATACAGACTGTGCTGCGCCCCTGTATTTAAAAGGACATGACCCTCCTATAATTACTCTACGAGGTACTGTAATACCTGCTAAATCAAAGGGGGCTGCAAGTTCGAAAGTAATAGCTATAGCATTTCTACTTTTTAGCCTATCTATAACGTAGATGGACTTAGGAAACTCTACAGGAGCATTACCTGTACCAGAGTCGCCGGTACCTCCCACCAAGTATTTTTCTAGAGTGGATCTTCTAG